TCCCGCGTATCGCAGCGGGGCGTTTGTCCTTTCCTGAAAAAGCCGCTGAAAATATTCAACGAGCCGACGGATCGAAAGGTTTCCGCCGTTAAAGGCGTACAGCCGGATAAAATTTCCGGCTTCCTGTTCTTCTGCAGAGCCGAATTCGAACAACGTTGCCGTTGTCTCGAATTCTTCCTCGTCGTAGTCGATTACGAGGTCGAAGTACCGGCCTTCGCCTTTTTCGTCTGGGCAGGAAAATCTAGCCCAGACGGCCTTATCCGAGTTAACGGCGTACGGATTCTTAAACTCCGCTTTTTCGAATTTAATTCTCATGTCTTTCTCCTTTCCGCGATTCGATACCGGAAACGGCCGGTCCCGGAAAACCTATCGTTGACCTATATATAAGACGTCTATTTAATATAGTCAAATTTTTTTAATTTATCTAATATCTAATGATATTAGATATTTAAGACTTAACAGTCCTAAGTATACTTTTCGTAACTGTTCGATATTATTAAGAAAAAAGACTTTTAAGAAAAAAAATTCATCTTTTTTTGCTTTTCTGAACTTTTTTTTCGGTGTTCCGGCCGGTCCTCCTTGGCCTTCCGTTGGGGCTGTATAGTATCCCGGCCGGTCCTCCGATATTTTTACCTGCGGCAGCTCTGGCAGTCTCTCGGCCGGTTTCGTAAAGGGATTTGGGCCTTTAACGATAGAACAAAACTCATAAATCAGCGTTAGTTGGCCTAATTTTGCGTATATGACGACTTTACTTTCAGTTAGTACTACGGTATAGTCCAGAAAGAGATCTTGTGAAATTGTGTTTTTCTAATAATATCGAAAGGTTATATCATAAAATTAAGAACACTAAAAAGTTTTCTGTTTTAATCGGTTTAATTCTATTAAAACTGAATACTTAGAAGTCCTTAAAAAAAGAATAAAAACAAAGACTTATACGAGAAAAAAGGAAGACTGAAAACAGACTTTTTTCTAGGAATGCTAAAAAAGAGGGAGGCTTAATTCATGCGACAGTACTATGGAAGAACAGGAACTGCGGAAGACCGTAAGAACCGGAAGAACGTACCTTGCAGAAGACTGTACCCTACAGAAGAGCCGGAACCGTTCTCCCCTTCTACTACAGAAGAACCGGAACCTCAGAAGAACAGAAACCGTTCTTCTGTAGAAGAACAGAAGAACAGGAACTGTAGAAGAACAGGAACCGCAGAAGAACCGGAACCGTTCTTCTATAGTACTGTAGAAGAACCAGAAGAACCGGAACCGCAGAAGATGGGAAGACCTGCGCTGGAAGTCCCCGAACCGGACCGCGCCCGGAGGCTAGCCATGCTTGGATTGACTAATGAAGAAATGGCTAAGGCGTTCGGCGTTGCCCGGTCCACGTTTGATCTTTGGCTTCAAAAGTACCCAGACTTTTCAGGTGCCGTAAATGAAGGAAAGCTGGAAGCCGATGCGCAGGTGGCCCGTGCCCTCTACAACCGTGCCGTAGGCGTTGAGTTGGAGGAGGAATTTGTAACTGTTCGAAAGGATGCTAACGGAAATCCCGTGTTGTTAAAAGAAACCGTGAAGAGGCGCCTGCCTCCGGACACTATGGCGTGCGTCTACTGGTTGAATAATCGTACTAGGAAGACCGGCCGATGGACCCAAAGCCAAAAACTAGAATTAACAGGAGCCGGTGGTGGTCCTATCCTTCTAGCACCGGGAGAATCTGCCCAGCTGACCGATGAAGAACTAAGAACGGCTGTGAAACTAGGCCTAAAGGAAGCTCAGGCACTACCTAGGCCGGAAGACGAATGAGAAAGGAACTTACCGAAAGAGGATCTTCCTTTTGGTTTCTCAAGATCCGGTCCGGCTTTTCCGTAGTAAGTAGAAAGAGGAGATTGGATTGGTCCAGACGATCTTTGGTAGGAGGAAGGTAGGTAGGTAGGAGGAAGGAAGGAAGCAGAAAGCAGGTAGGAAGGTAGGTAGGTAGGAGAAAGCGGAAAGCAGAAAGCAGAAAGAAGCAGAAAGAAGCAGAAAGTGGGTGATCCCATCGCACATGGGGCGGTCTTTTCCGGCCGAGGCAAAAATCCTTCCTACGGCCTCCGGTCTACGGCAAAAGGAAGATCGAAACCGGCCAGTCTAGCCGGACTGGTCCCATTCCACGGATCAGGATCAATGAGGGCTGAGTTTGCCACCCCTCAGTACGAGACCATTTTTTGGGAAAATCCAAAATCCAAATTTTTTTCTACCCATTTTTTGAGAACTTGGAAAATTCAGGAAATTTTTATAGACCCCATTCTGCTTTTAGTCGTATAAGGTAGAACATGGAAACCGAACGCGCATATGATCCTTCCGACGAAGAACGCAATCGCGTGTTGCGTTCTATCATATCTAATCCCAGGTTGGGCATACGAGAGCTCTGCAATCGTTCCTTTCATTATTTTCTGCGGTATTTCTGGCCAGTGGTTAGTTCTGACCCTTTCCAGGACAACTGGCATATTCAGTTGATCTGTTCTGAGTTGCAGCTTATGGCTGAGCGGGTAGCTGAACGGATAGTTTCGCCTTATGATTTGATCATTAATGTGCCGCCGGGTAGTACCAAAACCATGACTTGCACCATTATGTTTCCCGTTTGGTGTTGGACGCAGTGGTCTTGGATGCGGTTCATCACTGCGTCGTATTCTGCAGTATTGTCTTTGGAATCGGCTGAGTATAGTCGTGACTTGGTTCGGAGTGCGGAATTTGCTTCCATCTACCCCGACATCACTATCAAGCAGGACAAGGATACCAAGAGCAACTTCCGTGTGCAGCGGCGCATGCCAGATGGAAGCATCCGGTTGGGCGGCAACCGTTTTTCCACTTCGGTTGGCGGCACACTGACCGGCTTTCATGGGCACATCTTAATTGTGGATGATCCGTTGAATCCGCAACAGGCCGCCAGTGACGCAGAACTGAAGACGTGCAATGAGTGGATGACGCAGACGCTTCCCACCAGAAAGACGGACAAGGCTGTTACTCCCCTGTTATTGATTCAACAGCGTCTGCACCAGATTGATCCCACTGGGTACCGCCTGGAACATACTCCGCATTCCATACGCCACATTTGCCTTCCTGGGGAAATCAAGAATTATCGCGCACAGGTGCAGCCGCCGGAATTGGCTGCCAATTATTCGGAAGACGGACTTTTGGACCCGGTGAGGTTGTCGTGGTCGGTTTTGAACAAGCTCAAGGAAGATTTGGGTCAGTACGGATTCAGTGGGCAGGTGGGGCAGTTTCCGGTGCCTCCCGGCGGGGGGATGTTCCAGGTGGATCGGTTTGTGTTGGTGGATTCGACGGAACACCTGCTGCAAAATCCAAACAACATCCTGGGCGTGGTCCGGTTTTGGGACAAGGCCAGCACCGAGGATGGTGGCGATTGGACAGTGGGCGTCAAGATGTACCAGTTGGCGCGGCCGGACGGCGGTTATTGGTTCCTGATAACGGATGTGAGACGGGGACAGTGGGCTACCCATGTCCGAGAATCCATCATCCGTTCAGTGGCCGAGGCCGATGGAATTGGAGTTCCTGTTTTCATGGAACAGGAACCGGGCAGCGGCGGCAAGGATTCGGCACAGGCCACCATCCGCAATTTGGCGGGCTTTGTTTCTTTCGCGGAACGCAGCACTGGGGACAAGTCTTTCCGAGCGGACCCATACAGTGTCCAGGTCAACAACGGCAATGTCATGTTGCTTCAGGCCGACTGGACTCATCCTTTCATCGAAGAACACCGGTTTTTCCCATTTTCCACCTATGACGACCAAGTGGATGCGGCCAGCGGGGCTTTTTCCAAATTGGCAGGAGCCAAGGTGGTCCAACCCTGGTAAAGGAGATGCGGCATGGCGGATGAAAAATTGATTCAGAATTTGGAGGTTCTGTCCAGCATTCTAATGGCCCGCTCGCAGTTGTTGGCCAAGATGGGCAAAAGTTTCGGCACCCAGCGGGACATCTACTACGCGCTGGGGTACATTCAGAACCCGGTTTTCAATGACTATTACTGGCGTTACACCCGTACCAGCATGGGCAAGCGCATCGTCCAGGCATACCCCATTGGCTGCTGGCAGCGGCACCCGCAGGTGCAGGAGAGCCAAGACCCCGGGGAGACTCCGTTTGAGAAGGCATGGACGGCATTGGAAAAGCGCATGAAGTTGTTTTACGCACTGCGCCGCGCGGACATCCTCGCTGGTATCGGACAATACGGCATCCTGCTGCTGGGTTTCAGCGGCAATGTGGAAAAGCCGTTGAAGCCCGGGGACAGGCTGTTATATACCCGGCCATTGACAGAGAATACGGCACAAATTGGAGATTTGGACGAAGATCCTTCCAGCGAGCGGTATGGCAAGCCGTTGAATTACAAAGTGAGCATGAAGAACGGCAACAAGTCCTTTTCCGCCACCGTCCATTATAGCCGAGTGTTGCACATTGCAGAAGATGCGGAAGAAAATGATTATTTGGGCACGCCTCGGCTGAAGGCAGTGCTGAATGATTTGCAATCATTGGATTATGTGGTAGGTGGCAGCGGGGAGATGTTCTGGCGAGGGGCTTTCCCCGGCTACGGCTTCATCGCCAAGGAGGGGGCAGTGATGCCTACCGGGACGGCAGCGGCTAATTTGGACAATGCCATTGAGGACTTTGTTCACAATCTGCGCCGGTATTTGAAGCTGACCAATGTGGACATTCATGATTTCAGTCCGCAGGTGGCCAGT